GAGTTCCTTTTGTGGTGTTGCCACCACCACCACCACCGCCGCCTCTAGTTACAGACGAGCCAGTAATGGTTGAAGCGACACCAGCACCTCCGTTACCACCTGTTCCAGATGAACGATTTGCTCCTACTGCACTTGCGCCGCCACCACCGCCGCCAGCAATTGTTGAACCAGTATAATTTACGCTATTGCCACCAGCATAGCCTTGATTAGCAGTACCAGCCGCACCGTTTGCGCTTCCACCAGTATTTCTTGACCCACCGCCACCGCCTGAACCGCCCGTGTTTGGGTCAAAACGGAAGTCACCACCACCGCCACCACCAGTTGAAGTGACAGAGGACAATACCGAATTAGAACCAGAAGCAGACCTGACAGAATTGCTTTGACATCCATTGCCGCCGCCACCAACGGTGACGGTGTATGCAACACCAAAGGTTAGTCCTAGTTTTGATTCAGCAGATGCGCCACCACCAGAGGTTCCAGCAGATGTGCGATAACCGCCTGCGCCTCCACCACCTCCAGCAGTTATTGAATCTTCACCACCGCCACCGCCAGCACCGCCAGCAATTACCAAGAAGTCAACAGGTGCGCCAGCAGCAAAAGTAACAGTCTCGCTAGTAGTAGATGTAGCCGTTACTGTGTATACGTTGTATCCAGCAACCGCAGTAGATAAAGTTGAAGTTACACCAGATGAGAATGAGGCATAGTGCGTAGATGGGATTTTGATGATTACGACACCAGAGCCGCCGTTACCGCCAGATGGTGTGTTAAGTCCACTACTTCCAGAACCTCCACCACCCCCACCTCCGGTATTTGCTGTTCCGTTAACACCATTTGGAGAGGCAAGCGTTCCTCCGCTGCCACCACCTCCTGTACCACCAGCACCCGGAGAATTGTGTGTATCAGCATTTGATCCACCACCACCGCCTCCTGCACGGGGTACTGAAGAACCCGTAATAGAAGACGATGTTCCAGCACCGCCAGCGCCGCCTCCAGTTGTGGGCGCATTTGTTCCTACCGCATTTGCTCCACCGCCACCTCCACCGCATGAACGTCCCGGTGGAACAAAATTTCCGGTTCCACCATTATTTCCCTGTGATGGAGATGTTGACGGTGTATTTCCAGAACCGGCTGCTCCACCACCCATGCCGCCACCACCAGAACCTCCATTTGCTCCCGGTCTACTATCATTAACTCCACCACCACCACCGCCATTTGATGTAATTGTGCTAAAAACACTATTACTTCCAGAAGCACCTTTTACGGAGATACTTGTTGAACCCGTACCACCAGCACCTACTGTGACTGTGTATGCAGTTCCTACCACTAAAGATTGGCTAGTAAGTTCACGGTATCCACCGGCACCGCCACCACCCGCACCATAATACCCACCACCGCCAGCCGCACCACCCGCTACTACTAGGTAGTCAGCAAGGATAGTAGGACTGCCACTAGCAAGAAGAATCTGAAAAATGCCGGTCATTTATGACACATTTCCTGTCAGTACGCAGACCGTCCCAGAGATAAATAACACGGTACACACGCCCCTAGTTGCAAGGGTCACAGTAGCCTTATCGCTATCCGTACCAGCAATATAGGCGGTTGTGATTGTGCAAGTGATTGTTATGCCAGAAGAAGTGTTATTAAAGATTGATACTGCGTCACCCTCAGCAAATGTAGCGTCTGGAATTGTGATTGATCCACCAGAGCCTACCTGAACATACTCACCAACATCTGATGTAGCAAGAGTATAAGAACCTGTCTTAGTACCTACCGGTGGAAGATTTCTGTATCCAACAGACATATTCTCGTTGGGAAATGTATATGTTTTTGCTGAAGAAGCAGGCCCACTAACCCCAAAAAATGCATTTCCCGTACCACCGTTAGCAACAGCCAAAATCCCAGTAGTAATATTATTAGCGTTAATCCCAGTAGAACCTGTAGTTAACAGATCCCCACTAGAAGTTGGAAGCGTAATAGTTGCTGTATTAGAAGTAGATGGCGCAAATACAGTTAAAACTCCAGTTCCCGCTACATTACTTTCAATAACTAATTTAGTCATAGAATCATCCACCTTTGACCGGATGCAATATTTACGTTTGCTCCGGTATCTAAAGTTATTGGGCCAACGGACATAGCATTCTCGCCGCTGTTTAATGTTGCGCTCACATTAGCCGTTGTTTTATTTATATAAAGCGATCCTGTTTCGCTTGTTACCCCCGAACCGATGGTAAACACTGACCGCTCAGACGGGTAAGTTACAAATACGTCCTTGGTTCCGGCTGAGAAGTTAATCTTTGCCGTAGTTCCCAAAGAATTGGACAGCACCACATCACGCTGAAGATCCGGGCCTGTCGTCTCATACGTGCCAATACCTACTTCCCACTCATTACCACCTTGGAGGGCGATTGTGTAATAGGTTGAGTTGCCGTCGCCAATGACAGCAAAAGATTGATAGCCAGTCTCAGCACCGGCTAGAGTCATATCCCCTACACCGGTGCTTGTGCTTGTCTCTTTAACTCGATCAGCAAGTACGAATGACATAGTTATGCAATACGGATAATAGCGTTAGAAGCATCGTTAGTCGGGAAAATGATGGTGAAGTCGCCATCCGTAGATGTCTTATCAGCACCGAAGTCCAGAACGCAGACTGCTGCATTGGTCAAAGTTGTGTTGGCGTTGCTGTTTGCCGAAGGCGTGGTGTTGTAAATCAAAGCGCCACGAGCCGTCACCGATACGTTCGGGAAGGTCAGGTCGGAAAAGTCGCAGAAACCTGTACCAGTATTGGCATTGATGTTGGTTGCCGTTACCCCGGTGTTAGTCAGTGCTAGACCACCAGCCGTATAGTTAGAACCGCTTGCCTCGTTAGAAGCGCTATAAGTAGTCGTATTAGCGTCCAATGTTGCTGAGGATGTATACAGCGCCAGTTTAAAAACGTCTGCGCCTGTGTCTGACGACGGACGGAAATCGTGTACAGCCAACAAAAGTTGGGCCTTAAACGAAGTTGTCATTGCTTGCGTGATTGCCATTTAAGGCTCCTTTACTCATCTAAAAGTTTGATTAACTCAGGATGTCCTGCTTTCCTGAACTTGTTTGCCAGAGTCACATGGTGAGTCCTGACTGTTTCCTTCATGTAATACACTAAAACTTGACGGATCTGATTACGAAATGCTTCAGCCTGATCTCGAATGGCGGGGTGCGTCTGTGAGCCAACAGAGATAATTTTGTCCAAAGCCCGTTCAGCCATCTCTTCAGGCGTAAACCCACGACCCTGCGTGGTAAGGACTTTGACTTGACTGCCCCCTAATAAGAAGGCTACTTCGCTCATGCTACTCATTTGACGGGATACCTCGCTTGTCTAGTTCGATACATATCTTGACGGTTCTTGCCTTCGCCCAACTGTCTCAGCATGGCAAGGGCTTCATTGTACCGGCTGATGTAGGTGTCATTAACGTCTTTCTCACCTTTCATGAACGTATACGCCTCCAGAAGAGAACCATACAGCAATACAGAATCAAACTTATCCCCAAGCCAAGATGTACCATTAGTAACAATAGAGTTTGGATAGTAGAAATAATGGAGTTCCATGCTGTAGTTGGAGTCCGGCGTTGGCCCAAGAATGTACGAGTTCTGGTCAAAAAGTGCATAGTGGGTTGGCATCCCTGTATCGGCTGGGTTAGGAAACGCCTCACGGATATACTCCACATCTTTATTAAGCAAGAAGTACTGAATCCCGCTGGCGTCAATCACTGACAAGGAAAAGTTTGCCAGCCAATCCGATGGGACACTCAAGTACTTATTGCCGCTTGTAGCATTACCCGTCACGTTCTTACGGAGGTCAGGAATCTGAACCGAATTGAACACACGCTGTTCGGCCTCTTGGATAAACGTATCAATCTGAGTTTTGGTCAGAAAGTTAGCAGTTACTCCAGCAGTGGTCGTGTTAACCAACGTATCTGGGAAATTATTTTCACAGTACGCCTGAATGGTTTGGAACAGCGTTGCGTAGTTCATTTAGCCCATCTTCTTGGAATGACTATTGCCACGGGTCGTGTTCTTAGTACCACGAGTCCTCTGAGTCTGCGTGTTGGGGGTATTGTTTGGGTAGCCGTTATTGCTAGGCAAAATCGGCACCGGTTTTGGGTCACGGTACTTTTGCATGATTAGATCCCTATTTTACGAACCATTGACATAGGCTTTTTCTGGTTGGCAATTTTTGCCATATTCCGACCCATAGCCTTCATCTGAGCGTTTGTTTTGCCACCCTTAGCCAACTTTTTTACGTTTGAATCAGGATGAGCCTTAGCGCCCTTTTTAGCCATATGCGACTTTAATGCTGCTTTCATGTCCATTTTTTACTCCTAAGTTATTGTTACGGTTACGGTTCCTACTTCTCCGCCAGCCACTAGGTTATTGACTAACCCGGATAAATTCAAGGGGTTGTTAAGACCAACTGGCGCCCACCCCCACTGAATCTGTCTACTACCCCCAGATGGCGTTCCAAATGCATCTACGTCCTCGTTGGGCAAATTTAATGTTTCGATCTGTATACCTGTAAGTCCAGCCTCGATGTACGAATTGTCCCTCCGAGGGTTGCGCAGGGCTTGCGGGTCGTACACAGGGTACATACCTAGTTGCAACTGAGGCTGATCGGGTTCCCAACACGTTGGGCAAACCAGCAAATTGATGTTCTTGGTCTTGATGACCAATTTCTTCAATTCTTTCAGTTTGTACTGAAACCCGCATCTATCGCACTCCGATATTGCCCATTTTCCAGAGGCAAACTTAGGGCCTGACATAACTTACCTTAATAAAAATACTGCCGTGGAGCCAGTCGCAAAGAAGCCTTTTCCCGGTCTTCGCTCGAGCCTAGCGCCCATTGTTCTTCGTATGACGCCTTTAGCATCTCAATCCTAGTCTCCGCCCCCGGTATCTTCAAAGACAAGTAATAGGCCAATCCAGCCGCCATACAGGGCAGCATACGGAAAGGAATGTCTTCGGTATTAATACCATTGCCAGCGTCTTGAATCCGGCGCAAACGCCAGTAAACAAACGAGTAATAGTTAGACTGATCCGGGGAAGGCCAGACATTGATATTTGGCAGGTTCCGAACCGTAACCGCAGCACCTGTTAGGTGCGCCGCAGCAGTGCTGTTATCTACCCCACGGACACAGTTTTGTAGGGTATTCCCTGATATTTCGTTGTATCCGATAGTCTCTGACCCGACTTTTATGAACCCAATGTAGTTCAAACCCACTACAGAACTAAGCGTAATAGTGTTCGCAGACGACGAAATACCACCGTTTAGGGTGATAGTTGTTGAGTTGTCATACCCGCTTTGGCGGTCAATCCAGACCTGAATGGGGCGTCCTTGAGCATTTTTGTTGGGGATCGTGGCGTAGGTCGAAGACGAAATTCGGTTGATATTAATGTCGGTCTGGTCTATTCCTGACTGGGTACGAATCACCATATCCATCAAGTCAATAGTGTCGGTAGGGAGGGCGTAGGTAATCTGGCCTTGATTCATGGGGATAGACCCCTGCTCAATAGTCCACAGATTGATACCCCGGTTAGCCCACTCAATCGTCAAAAGGTTCAGGCTACGACGTGCCGTCCGCATATCGTAACCAGTACGCAATTCTTGACCGCAGCGCTCAAACGCCTCTTCAACGATATTGTTGAGATCTAGGTTAAACGCGGTGGTTCCTGTAGTAGCCATTATTTTATTTTCCTATGCCTAGCAGTTTTTGCAGCCACGTTCTTGGGCTGGGCGACGAACTGCTTTCCGGCTGCTTTACCGGCTCGCTTGGCTTTGGTGGTCGCGGCGTACTCTTGCGGGGAGAGCGCTTTGATGGCGCTGCTTGGGAGGTATCTTTCCCCTGTAGCCTGCGATCCTTGCGTAGAAGGTTTGCCACTCTTAGT